TCAAGAGCACCACTTACTGCACAATATCCTGTAGCACCGGTACCAACACTATCTGTTATTGATACTAATGGTGGATTTATCACATCGTAATCAAAACCCTCATTTATAACATCGATATTTGTTATATCTCCATAAACAATACTATCATTAGATTTGTAGTTTAATATCTCAACTCCATTGATAAGAATACCAGTTTTTCCTGGAAAGGTTGGATATGATATACCATCAACAGATGGATTTGAAATTTTTCTGAATAGTTTTTGATGAGAAAGAGTTTTATTTAAAAAATTATACTTTTCAAGTTTGTGGGAATTTGAATTTATTAAAGTCGAACTTTCTACACTAACATATATTCCACTGTCAATGTTTGCTCTACTTTTTGAAAGTTTTATATTATTTGAATCTACTCTCTTTACGTAATAAAGCCCTTCAGTAAACAAGGATGAAACTACAATCTCTTCACTAACTAGTGTACCATCAACCAAAGTTTTAACTGTACTTTTTTCTGGAGTATAATAAACGGCATCACCGGTAAAGAACCCATGGTCAACATCGGATGTTATTTTAAATGTTTCTCCAAGGTATGTTCCACCTTCTAAGAAAATTTTTCCATCTAAAGGATTAATCCCTTCAGACTTATATGATGGAATTGAAGAAGATGCGACTAAAATATCATCTTTATCTCTATAAACATTTTGTATGTCTGTATTAAAATCTTGAATATGTGGATACTTTGTAGAAGTTCCTTTTGAAATATTTTTGCGTAAAATATAAGTATTAGATAAATTTAAACTACCTTGTCCAGATATACGTATTTCTTTTTGCGATACAACTGAATCTATTTTTGAAGTTCTTTCAACATTATTATTGTCTATTAGAATGATAAAATCTCCAACAAACAAAGAATGTTCTGCCTTGGTTGTTATTGAATATGTATTATTTGAAGAATCAATTAATGTAATATTTTCAATCTGATATGAAGATGGGACATTGTAAATCCACTCTTTAGTATATACATTATCAAGATCTGTTCCTAATGTTTTAATTTCAATAGGATCATTAGCAGCCATCCCATAATTTTCATCGTATACCAAGTTACTCAAAACAGAAGTAACTCTTACTTTTATTATTTCTTGTGGATTTTCGAATGAGTATCCATATGCATATGTATTAATACCAACCTGAGTTTTATCTAAAATACTCTTGGTAATATTTGAGCATCCAAAAAACTGATTAACAGACTTTGATTTGTATGCAACACTACCAATGCTATTATCATCAAAAGTAACATAAAGTTCGCCAGAATTTGGAAATCCTACAGTAGAATCAACATCAACTACAGTTGATCCAGTAGAAACATTTCCAACTACCTTTGTTTTTGAGTGAACAGTAAATCTACCATAGACAGATCCATTATATTCAATATCTCTATTATATCCAGAATCAATACCTAATTTATAGTAATCTCCATTGTCGGAATAAATCTTTTCTGCAAAAGCAATAGGGCCATATCCAGATTCAATACTATTGTATTCATCTTGAAACAAGTTTGAGAATATTAACTGTAAAGGATCTCCCTCTACAGGTTCAACTATTAGGTCATTAGTTACTCTATAATTAGAATCTGAAGGTCTAAAAAGATATTCTTTTGGATTTATAATTTTTACGTCAGTACCATATAATGCTTTGAATAGAATTTTAAAGGATTCCTCTGTTCCTCTAGTTGAATAAAAATCTCTAGACTGTTTTATGAAAAGAGATTGATTTAAATTAGAATCTAATGTTCTATTTTCAAATCCAGGTAAAAATTGATATTTTACCTTCTTTAAAAATTCATTCAAGAATAGATTACTTAGATTTAAAACCTTAGTATTTTTTGAGTGAAATGCCGCTTCACTTTCTGAAAATAGAAGATTGTTATCTCCTGTATTTTCATAAGATGATATTCCACTAAATCCTCTAAGACATCCAACAAAAGAGTTATCGGTTTTTTCGCTGTAAACTATAATTTCATTGTCTATTTTTATAATACCATATGTCTTAGGAAATCCTTCTGTACCTTTGTCTGATTGTACATATATGACATCTTCAAAGATTTCTAGGTCTTGTGATAATTCAACATCATTTGCAGCAACAAAGTTTTCATCAAGTTTTATATACTTGTCAATATTTTGAATTAAATCTACAGGAGCTCCTTTGAATTCCTGAGAAATATAATACTGAGATAAAAACTCTGAAACAAGTGGAAATTCCTCTCTAATATAAGAGGGGACCTGGCTGTCAATAATCGTATTGAGTTGAATTCTGTTTTCTGACATATGATTATAATCTTACTAGATTCCCGTTACTGTAACTTGATGAAACGATGTAGTTTGATGCAGATGGATCTAATCCCGAAGAAATTTCATCAGAAACCATATCAAATATACTATCATTAATATCTAGTTGCAAATATAAATCCTGTAATCCAATAACATCATTTGACTGTGGTATTGCAGAAATTTCTATGGTAGACTGACCATTTTTAACTTTTGATGTAGAAACAACATTGATTGGATTTAATGTAATAATTCCATTGACATAATCAATAGTTCCTACATTATTCTGTACAATTGTTGGTGAGTTGGATGCAACAGTTGGAACAGTGAATAGGAATACATTCCCTGACGTTCCATTTGCATTTGGAACGTCACCAATATAAACATCTTCTGTTCTTCCTGATACTTTGAATGCAGAAGATTTTATATTATATCCATCAGCACTCTTAATGTGGAATTGATTTCCAAAACCAATTTGATACTCTGCTAGAGAGTTTAAAGACGCTCTAAGATCTCTTCTCATAGAGATTGTTGTAATATTAGAAGTCACTGCTTCGTGACTATCATCTATTATTTTCAAAAACTTACTATATTTAAATCTAGCACCATACTTGTTCAACTCAGTAGACTCTGCATACTTTAGAGCATTTGCCTGTACTACACTTGACACATAATCTGAACTTTGTGCTAGATTGGTATTATAGTAAACCTTTGAGTTGACTTCAATATAAAGATATTTTAGATCCAATATTTCTGGAACTATACCCGCAACGGCATATTTCTTTAATTTAAGCTTAATTTCATCTTTAACCAAGTTTGGTAGAAAGTCACCAACTCTTGGTTTGATACTGATAAAAACTTTACCATACTGTGGTGGGATCAATTCCTCTCCACCAAATACTGATATAGATTCTGTTTCTGGATATATCTTCGCTGGAATTAAAGTTTCATAGTCATTAGCAGTTAATGCTCTATTTTGGGTTGTGTATATTCTTGGAGCATATCTCTTAACAGACTCAACAGTTTCTATCTGCTCTCCTCCAGAAGATGCTAAACCTGCAGTTAATAGAGATATTCCTGAGTTTACGACATACTCAACGCCATTTCTTGTATATGTCAATCTTCCTGAGAAAGAGAATTGATTAACTCCATTGCCACTATCACCATTTGAAACAATATAACCTACATCAATAAAGTTTCCTTCTTCAAGAGCCTGACCAAAAACATTATCGCCAAAGATCAATTCGTATCTTTCATCTTCAATTTCTTGTAGGTAATAAACCTTTGAATCACTCTTAACTTCAAATAAACTATCCTGTTGAATGTATTTTACAGAGATTGTTGATTGTTCATTATTTTTTACAATCACTGAAATGAGAGATGAATCAATTCCATTATTTGGAAGAATAAATCTCTGATTTGGATTTCTAGATGAATAGGTAAAAGTGGTGTTTAGAACAACACCCTCATAGATTGAGATATCATTAAACTCTGCTACATTGTTAAAAACAGGTACAGTTATATCATCTAGTATCGAGAAGATAAATGACTGATTACCAAAGGCAGAAGATGATGCTGCTACTGGACCCTTTCTGAGCGTTATTGATGATGGTGGTGGTTGAATATTTGTAGTGTCTACAAAGAAACTAATTGTTGCTCTTGCTGCTTTTCTAGATCTTGGGATATAACCAATATTTCTTGCAAGAGCAACAACGTTTTCTCTTAGTGTTGCGCTATCAATAAAGACTTCATTTGCAACCATGTTTGCATTATATGAAGTAATGTAGGTGTTATAGGCCAAAACATCCAAGATTGTTGAGAGATTAGATCCCTCAAAATCATAGTCTGTGAAATTTGAATTCGCTTTAAGGTAATCCTTAAGCGTTGTTTTAATCTGGTTGAAGTCCAGATTTGTAAAATTTACTAATGGCATTTACCTAGTTGGTTGCAAAATGAACTCTACTTCTTGTGCGGGTAAGTCAGCGCCAATTATTTTATATGATATAGTTACATTAAACGCATTCTGATCATATAAGGGTTCTGTAGAAACATCCAATAAAGTTACTCTAGGTTCAAAGTTAACAATAGATAATGCTATCTGATCTCTTAAATCAGATGCAGATATCTCATCCATGTTTTCAAACAGTATTCTGTTCAATCCCGTTCCAAAATCTGGATTGAAAAACTTCTCCCCAGGTAGAGTAAACACAATGTTACGGATTGAACGAGAGATAGCCGTTGCATTTCCAAGAGCAATTAAGTCATTGGTCAGGGGATTAACCTGAAATGACATACTAAGATCTTTAAAACCCTGACTTACCCTTTCTAGAGGCATCGAATATTATAATTCTACCTTATTTATTAGGGATTTTTGACTTCATAAAGGGGTTCTGTTCCATAATCCCAATCATCATAGTCGTCATCATTGCGAATTTTTTCATGAATTTCATTTTGATGAAAGAAATCATGCTTTTTAGGTGTCAGATCATCATTTGCGATCTCACGAAGCATCTTTTGCTTCCTAATTTGATCTTCCCAACCATATTCGGAGGACAAATACTGAGTTCCCCACTCATCTTTCATAAAATTTTCATCTTTATCGACTTTTTTGGTCATTTTTTTGCTCCTGATTTGTTAAATCAGAACTTTTTACGGGGTTGCTATCCCGAATTTCTGTAACTTCGTACATAAAATCATCTGAAGTCTCAATTTTACGACGATTTTCGACTGAATATTCGGTTAAATCAATTTCATAACCTGGATTTTTTGTAATTCTATTCTTTGTCCATGCATCATCATACCATAATATTTTATTATTAGGGTATGCATAGAAATTACCGTTATCCATCTTGAAGAAATGAGCACATTTATGCTCTGGTGTCTCACTAAAATTAGTATTCAAAGTAGATTTTGATTCCCATGACCAGTCTAATGTGAAAAGATAAGTTCCTTCATTCTTTTCACCGCGATAATTGATTAGTTGAGCACGTAAGTTAGCTAATCTTGAACGTACTTGAACATCAATATAAGGAGAAAAACAATCCCACCACATACACTCTTCTAACTCAGGAACTGGTGCATCAGGTTTCCAACAGAATGCATGAATAGGTCTACGGGTCCAATTCACACCGTTCTCTAGAAATGCCTCAAAGAGGGGTACATGCTTCTCTAAGGATGCTACGGAGTGTACATCGCATAAAGTTACCTCTCCATGGCCTTTTTTATGATTAAAAAGAAATTCGTTACGAATATAACAAGTAATTGTTGGAAGATTGTGATTTAGATATGCCATATAATAATACTAAAAAGGCAGAGGTTAGTTCCCCTGCCTTATCTATACTATTAACCTTTACCTTGTCCGCGATAACGCTTCTTACGTCCATTACGAGAGGTTGCACTCAGTAATGTGCGAGCAGAACGGCCTTGTCGAGTTTTCTTAGGCGCTCCGGGTTCAAATACAGTCTTATTAGATCCACCTTTAGCCATAACTTACCTCCAATCAAATAATACGAGTTTTTTCATGTCCCACTCTGATACGAGGATCGCACCAGATTTCAAAACCTGCCTCTTTAGCATCAAGACAGAATGATACGTCTTCTCCACACATGTCCTGAACATTACCAGATTCAAAGACTTGCATCTTAGGAGCAAACCAAGGGTATTCAAGATTTTCAAAAACACCCTTCTTAATCAATACCCATCCAAAACCTGTGTAGTCTACAGTGAATGGCTTCTTACGCTTGCTGATAGAATCCACAGTTTCATGGTTCATCACTCCACCATTCTTGCGGAAGTCATCTTCTTCTAACCAGTGTGCGACAGAGGTTGTGTGTCCATCTTCTGTGGCATACCAACCAGCAACAACTTCCTTCTCTTCTCCTTCTTCATTCAGAGCAAGATCACAGAGTTGCCAGAACTTGTTAGTGTCAAAGACAATATCCGAGTCAATCCATAGTTGATAATCATATTGTAGTTTACCATCCCAAGGAATTTGCTTCGGACCACGAAGTACATTTGCACCTAGACACTTACAACGTGCAAAGTTAACCATCGAAGAATAATCTTGACTAATCTGAATACTCATACCATTCTGTACCATATCAAAGCACAGGTGTACAAAGTTCTTCAGAAAAATAAAAGAGCATCCTCGACCTGGAAGACAAAATACAATACTCTTC